TAAGTCGCTTCGTTCGTGCCGGGCGAGCCAGCCTCGCCGGGGTCCGCTGTGTAGAGGCGAACTTGCAGGTTCGCGCCGTAGCTGGGCATCGCCACAGCATTGGCCTCGAACTTCACGAAGTCGTTCTCGGTCGTGTTGCCCTTGCTCATCAAAACCCCGCTGGAAAGTAAGAAGACCCGCCACCACCACCGCCACCGCCCGCAATCGTCACCGTGACCGCATCAGCCACACGCGATGCAACGACACCAGCGCCGACGAAGTTGAGCGATGTCACCGTGCCGGCTGTGCCGAGGCCTGTTCCCTCGTCCTGAATCTGCACAGACGCCTGCCCGCCGCCACCACCGCCGCCCGGGATCGTCACCAGCGTCTTGCCGCCAGAGTCGGTGACAGTCACGCCAGCGCCGGCAAAGTTCAGCGTGCCGCGCTGCGTCAGCGGTACGCCCTCGTCTTCGATGACATGCCCCGGCGCTTGCGCCTCAAGCACATCAACGCGCGCATCCAGTCCAGAGGCCACAGCCAGCGCCGCAGCAGCATCCGCCGCCGCCGATTCCGCCATGTCCGCCGCGACTTCGACGGCATCGGGGATCGCCGCGTTCAGGTCCGCGAACATCGCCTCGAAGGCGCGGATCTGCTCCGGCCTCTCGCCCAGCACTTCGGCCAGCTTTGCGCGCGTCAGTGGTCGCGTGGCGACTGCGGGCCGGTTAGACATTCAGCGCCTCCATCTGCGCCTCAAGCCGCACGATGGGCACATGCGCATCGGACGTGCCGCGAAACTTCAGCATGCGGTAATGCGACATCCGGCCCTGCCGGCGCCACACAAGCCGCGCAGCACGGTTGCCCTGCTGGCCAGCGTTTGCCGCGCGCTCGATGCTCCACGTCTCGCCGTCGTGGCTGTAGCTTGCCCACACGACAGGCTCCGGGCCTGGCGCAACGCGGCCTGGCAGCGCGACTAGCTCAAGCTCGTGCACGATGGCGCCGCGCCCGCCGTTGTAGACCATCGCAGTGCCGAACTGCCAGCCGATGCGCTCGCCGTAGTGCGTGGACACGTCATCGACAAGCTCGCCAACTTGCCCGCTGTCAATGTCGCCGGCCAGCCACTTGTCATAGCACCAGACCATGCCGCGCGCACGGTAGGCGGCCGGCGTCAGGTCGCCACTGTCGAGCGACACCCACACCGCCGCGCCGAGTTCCTGCGATGCTGCGTGATCGTAGACAAGGCAGCGGTCAGGCAGGTGAATGTGCAGGTGATGGCGACCACGGTCGATGCGTGTCTCGACCAGCACGGCCGACAGTTCGGCCTCGGTGTAGCCGCGCAGCAGCGTGTCAATTTCGTCGGTGGCGATGCGCGAGGTTGACCCGGCGCCCATCAGGTACACGGACGGCGCCTCGTTGCGGGCGCTGCCGACGAAAGCCCACGTTTCGAGATACGGCGCATAGGCGTGCGTGCCGATGATGCCGCGCACTACCTGCGCGCCCTCAATGCGCGAGAAGGGGAACAGGTCGCCGCCGACGTTCTGAAACACCTCGATGGTGTACCGGCCAAACGCATAGACCTCGTTGCGCAGTTCGTCAATGGCGAGGATGCCGTCCGGGTCGCTTTCCGCGCTGCCGTACTTCAGCGGGTTGACCGCCATCCGGTCATTGAGTTCGGTGACGATGATGAACTCGCCGTCCGTGCTCACGAAGTAGCCGGCCACCCATGCGCCATCGATGACGTTGCCGAGGTCCGGGTCGGTGACGTAGACCAGCGTCGTGCCGTCCCAATAGTGCAGCCGGCCACCGGACCAGACTGCCAGCACGTCGAAGCTGCTGTCAAAGGAGCACCGGCCACCCGCGCCGACGTTGCCGCAGGCAGTGACGACGCCATCGGCTGCAATGCGCACAAGCTCGCTGCCGATGACGCGGTACATGACGCCGCGCCAGACGTAGCCGCCGCGATCCGGGCCGGCTGTGTGCGCCGCGAATGCGCGGATGCCGTCAGCCGGACGCAGGTAGCCGCGATTGATGCCGCTGTCCTTTGGCACCGGGACCATGTTGCGCGGGTACGACGTGCGCATGGCGCCAGCCGCATCAGCGTATATGCCGGAAAGGATAGCGACTTGCATTTGTCAGGTGTACCGGCAGGGGATGGGATCAGCGCCCGACGTAGGGCATCGATGCGTACTGGCCGATCAGCGGCAGCACGTAGGGCCGGTCCACGAGGTTGAAGATGAACTCAGCCTGATTTCCGCTGAAGTCGGACACGTCGCAGTTCCACAGCAGGCCAAGCTGGCAATGCGGGGCTTCAGCGAACCCGCGCACCACGTTCTCGATCTGCACCTTGGACACAGCAAGATCGGACGAGCCGCCGCCGAACTCGCCGAGCACCAGCGGTTGACCCTGGCCCTTGCATCGCATCGCCGTGCGAGCGAGCCACTGGCCGAACAGTTCGCCGTTAGGCCCCATTAGGTTTGCCCGGTCGCAGTAGTTGTGGGTCGATTGACTCTCCCACCCGGCGTGCGTCAAGTTGGTTTGGGTGTACGCAACATCAGGAACGGTGCCAGCCGTCACGCCCGTAATCGTCGAGCTTTCGTGCGTCGATGTCCCGCTGACCACAAAGGAGCCGGCATCCTGAGCCAGTATCCATGTGCGGATGTCGTTCTGGACAGTCCGCGCGTTTGCGACTGTCAAGCCGGCCTGAGTCATCACGCTGATAATTTCGTTTCCGCACTCCCAACCCGCCAGTGCAGGGTGATTTTTCAGCGCGGGAACTGCCGTATCGACGACGAGCTTTAGATAGGTTCTGCTTGCTGTCGTTCCGGAAACAAGCGCCGAGGTCGCCTCAGACTTCCAAACCGGGATGTTTACGACGTTCCAATGCAAACACCAAAGGATTGTCATGTTGCGCGCGTGCGCAGCGTCCAGCAGCGTCGTGGCGTGTGCAATTGCAGTGGCCGAGGACGTTTCCCACGCACCCATGCCGCCAGAGAAGTTGAACCCGTCGCCAAAGACCCGAACCACGCGACAGCCGCGCGCAGCAAGCATGTCGAAGATACTGATGTAGGCCGTTGGGGTCTGGTTGTTCAGAAGCCGCGCATAGACGCTGTAGGCGTTAGCCCCCAGCAGCTTGCACGGCGTGCCGTCAAGACGCAGCACCCCGGCGACGTTGGATAGCCGCGTCGGCATTTAGGACAACTCAACAATCGACAGCGGCTCAAAGGGCCGAACCGCCAGCCGGTTAGCGATGGCGGCATGGTTGGGCGGCAGCGCGCCAGTGCCCTTGTAGTATTGGATACCGCCGTACAGCGCGCCGTAGGTGTTGTTTACTGCGTTGTTGACCGTGGAAGCTGCCGACGCGATTGTGATTCGCTGCGTAGATACACCGGGGCCTGTAAACTGCCCCGTCCACTGGTTTGCCAGCACACCATTTAGGTACAGGTAAATCCCACCGACAGTGGGGTCCACTGCGTATGTCACATGCACAGTGCGGCCGACCACGATTGGGCTGGCTGTTGATGCGATGTTGCCGCCGACCGTCAGCGCGTTGTTGACCGTCACAAGGTAAAGCTTGCCGGTCGCGTCCAACTTGACATACCAACCCGGCGCCACACCAGCCGTGCCAGCAGATATGAGGTTCACCGCTCGCACCGTTGCGGTGGGCTTAATCAGGAAACTGAAGATAAACCACTCAGTTGACATATCCCAAACCGGGGACAGCGACGGCGAGTAGAGGTAAAGCCCGGTCCCGCTCGCGTTGTCGGTGATGACCGCAAGCGAGTTCAGCTCCCGGGAGGTGTCGCCCCACAGCGTCGCATCGACAACCGTCGAGCCGAGCACAAGATCGTTGCCGCGCCCTGACACGTCACGCGCCGCGCCGCTGGTCGGCTGTTGCAGCGTCGGGATGCACATAAAGCATTTGCTGCTGATCTTGTTCCCAGCATCTGACACCAGGGCTTGGGCTGCCGCCACCTCTGCGGTAGACAGCACCGCAGGCGGCGACGCTGCCAAAGTCTTGATGCTGTAATCCAGCAGCGTGTAAGCCGTCAGGTGAACCGTCTGCTGCGTCAGGAACGGCCCGATCTGCCACGCATCGCCAGCGTTCAGCGGATCAGCGCCAGCGCCGCCCGTGCCGACGAGCGCAACGCCTGCGCCAGTGCCGTTGATGTACTGCCCGGCAGGCAGCGTGACCTGAGCGGAGGTGTTTGCGGTAATGGTCGGCATGTCGGCCCCTGTCAGGCGGTGCGAAACCAGGCGCGGAACACGCCATCGAATCGCAGGGTGAAGAATCCATTGGCCGCCAGCGTTGCCGGCGCACCGTTGACCGTGGCGCCGTTGCCGGCAACCGTCAGCGTGGTGACAGCTTGCGTGCACGACACGCGGACGGTCTGCCCGTCAACGCACAGCGCCTCGGCAGGCAGCGTAATCGTGCCGGCCGCGTAGCCGGTCGCAGGCGTCAGCAGAAGCCACACGCTGCCGCCGTTGACGGTCGGCGCGATCTGCACGCCGAATCCGGTCGCGCTGGGTGCGCTGTATTGCGTGATTTCGCCGGATGCGCCGATGCCTTGCAGCAGCGTGGCAAGCTCGGCCACCGACGCCTTCCGGTCCTGGCCGTTGCCCGAGTCAAAGAATGGCAATTGCGAGTCGTTGGCAATCGTGCCGGCGTTCAGTGCGTTGATCGGCATGCGGCTACTCCGGGAGGATGTCGAGAGACTCGCCGACGCCTTCGCGCAGCGGACTTGTGTCGGGCTCGGGCAGGAACACCGCGTGGAAGACGTTCGGCTTGTGACCGGCGCCAGCAGGCATGCCGCCGCGCAATTGCTGCTGCTGCGGCTGTGCCGCGTCGATCAGCAGCGCGTCATAGGCGTTGCGCGCAGCGGTGCGCGTCTCGGGCGTGATGACCTTGCCGTAGCCCGGCGCAATGCGCATTGCAAGGCCGAGGTAAACCGCTTCGGCCGCCGCGTCTGCAATGCCGCTGGCCGCGTTGATGTTGCTTGCGCCGGGGCTCGACGGCAGCGCGTAGCTCAAGCGGATGCCCTTCGACGCCCACGCGGCCACCATTGCGTCAAGCCGCTGCAGGTCGTCCAGCAATTCGTCGGCGTCGTTCACGTCAAAGGCGCCGCCTAGCCCAAGCTCACGCCGGGCCGCCAAAACGAGCGCCTGTTTTGTCCACATGGTCAGCCGGCCAGCTTGTCGGCGATCAGCGCCGCGAGCTTCTTGTCGCCCGTGCGACCGTCGAACTTGATGCCGAGTTCGCGCGCCTTGGCTTCCAGTTCGTCGCGGGTCGGCGGGGCGTCGTCGTCGGGCTCTTCGGCAGGCGCGGCAGTCGGCACGGCTTCAGCAGCAGCCTTGGCAGCGTACTGGTCCGGGTGCCAGCCATCGGCCAGCAGCGCGGCCATGTGCTCGGCGTCCTTCGCCGTTGCAAGATCGTAGGTGCCGCTTTCCAGCGTCCAAGCGGTGCCGACGCGGTACAGCAGCTGAGGGAATTCCATTCGCTTCTCCAGTCCAGAAGAAAGCCCCGGCGCGATGGCCGGGGCTGCAGGCTTTAGACCTGGTTAGCGATGATGATCCCCGCCTTCTCGGGATCAAGCACCGTGGCCGCGTACAGCGTGGTCGCGCGCACGAACAACAGGCCCGTCTGCGCGTTGATCTGCGCAACCATGACGATGGGCACACCGTTCTTCGTGGTCGCCGTCATCACCTGCGCGCCAGTGCCCTGCGGGAACTCAAGCCGGCCGTAATCCAAGGCCACGGCGCCTTGAGCCCAGAAGGCATTGACCGGACGGGTCGCAGTGTTCAAGAACGTGATCGCGGCACCGTTGGCGGCTTGCGTCGTGACGTTCTGGTACGGGCCAGTGATGATGATGCGCGGCGATATCACGAGGTTGACCGTGCCGGCGCCACTGATGACGCGGAACGTCATCGGCTGGCCGGTGTCGCTCTTGTCGATCATGTGAACCGCGTTCACGTTCGCAATCGTGAAGCAATCGCCGTTCTTGATGTTGGCGATGTTCGCGCCTTGAATCACCAGCGGGCCGACACGGTTGTCGGTCGGCACGTCGCCGGTCATCGCGGTGACGCTGTGCGACTGGTTGCCGTTGATGGTCGTGCTGGCCACGGTGCCGACTGCGGCGAGGTTGGCCACGTTGTCGGTGCGAAACGTGCTGAACGACGCAATGTCCGGCACCTTCGACCGCTCGTAGGCGTCCTTCGACCGGTCGCCCAGATACGCGCGGTTGCCCAGGTCTTGAGCGATCACGCTGTAGTCGAACGGGTTCAGGAACATCTTGCGATTGCCGCTGGAGATGCCGCGCGACAGCATCACCGCTTCAGCCGTGGCGCCATCGGTCCACGAGATTGCGCCGACCTTGCGGACGACGATGTTTGCGCGGGCCGCGACAGCCGCGTAAAGGTTCTTGTCCACTTCCGCAGCCAGGCGCAGCGCGGCGGCGTCGCCCATGCGGCGCATGTGATCCGGGTCGCGGAGTTCCTGCGCGTTGAGTTCGTAGATCACGTTGTCCGGCGAGCGGTACACCGTGGGCACGAAACGCTCGATCACGTCGGTGCGCGTGGCAGCAGACACGTCCAGACCGGTGACGATGCTGGCGTGGTAGTTCTGCTTCTTGTAGAACGTATCGCCGGCCCGTTGCATGGTCTTCGGGGCGGGATAGGAGGTTTCGGCCTCCATCGAAATCACGCAGTTGGCGTCGAAGCCTTCCACGAGGTTCTCGAACATGAGTTCGAGGTCTTTGGCGAGAGCGTTGGGCATATTGCCTCCAGATGAGAGTGACGAAAGTGCATGTCAGTTCTCATCCGTAAGGCGGGACGGTCGCCGAAAGAGCGGTGCCGGCATCTCGCCGGCTGGTCGGTCAGCCTTTGGCCTGCAGCTTGCGTTTCGCGGCGAAATACTCGGTCATGTCGCCAGTCTGCAAACCCTTTTCCCGAAGCTGTTCGAGCTTCCGGTTTGCGCCCATTGTAGCGGCAGCGCCCGCAACTGTGCCACGCACCTCACGCTCAGGTGCCGGTGCAGTCTTGTTGCGGGTCGTGACTTTCAATATCGTCTCCAGCTTTGCCACTGCAAATGCGAACTTCACCGGGTCCGTAATGGCGGCCAATTCCTTGGCCTTTGCGGGGCTCTTGCCCAGCGCATACACCACATGCGCGGCATTCTCGGCGCCTTGGATGATGATGCCCTGCTGCACGACGGAGAGCGTGTCTTGCACGGTCGCCTCGGCGTCCTCGTAGTCGGCCACCTTCAGCGCGCTCTTCGCCTTGCCGTAGGTTTCCAGCTTGGCCTGCCACGCGGCGCGGGCCTGATCTTCGGCGCGCTTGGCCTCTGCCGCTTGCGTGTCGGCCTGGCGCTTGCGGTCGTGCCACGCTTCAAGCTGCTCGGCGAACTTGTCGCCGTCGAAGTCGCAGCCTTCGAGCGTCGGCTTCTCGCCGACCACGACAGCGGCGGCCGGCTGCTGCGCTGCGCCCCTGATGCGCTCGACCTCGGCGTCTTTCTCGCGCAGCTTGCGCACGAGTTCGCGGTTCGTCTTGCGCAAGTCGCGCACCCAATCCGGCGCGCGGCTGTCCTGATCCTGCTCGGGCGGCTTCTCGTCGCCGATGGTGACGATTACCTCGTCGTCTGCGCCTGCGTCGGCGTCTGCCGCTGCGCCTTCGGCGTCTGATCCTTCGTCGGCCGCGTCTGCTGGCTTGTCGTCAGCGTCAGCGTCGTTGTTGCCGTCTGCCGGATCGTCCAAGACCGTCAGGTCGTCGTCGTTTCCAGCGTCGTCAGGATCAGGTTTCTCGCTCATCGGCGCCTTTCAGGGCTGTGCGGTGCCGGGATTATAGGGATTGTGTTCAAAGTTTTGCAATGGTAGAGGCTGCAACCGTGCGGATTGATTGAACGGCTAGGCTTCCATCCTGCGCGCAAACTCGGCCATTAGTTCCTGCGCGATGCACTGAATCGCGTATGCCTCTTGCTCTCTCCCGGGCTCTCGCTCTCCGATGTCGATGCAGTAGCTTTGCCAGACATGCACGGCCTCGTGGACCAGCAAGCCGGCAACCTCGACAGGCTTTTTGCCTTGCCAGTTCTTCAAGCAAACGATGCAAACCGTAGTGCCGTCTTCGTTCTCCAGGGTGTGCATCGTGGCGTCGGCGAACTTGCCGACGCCGGGGAATCGGTCCTTGTGCCCGATGTGCCTCAAGGCCGCGTGGAACTCTTCATCGCTCAGGCACAGAGCCAGATAGGGGCCGGGCCTCGCAATCCTGCGGTCAAGCCATGCCGTCTTCATCGCTCAAGGCCGGCTGTCGGCTGTGAGGCTTTCATCAGCGCATCGGCGACGCCCAGAATCTGCGCCTGCTGCTCGCCTTCCGTCTCCGAAACCACCTTCGCCGTCTGCGCCTTCTTCAAGTCAGCAGACGCCAGCGTTTCCAGCGTGTCGGCCCGCGCCTTGACGGCCTTCGCCTCGGCTTCCTGCGCCGCTTTCATCAGGTATTCGGTCTGCGCATCCGGCTTCGCGTTGGCCTGCTCTTCGGCCATGCGCGCCTTCTCATCCTCGTTCGGCTTGATGATGCCCATGCGCACCGCCTTGGCCCGCGCCCAATCGCGCAGGTCGCTCAAGCCCTCGCCTTCGAGGTTCGCCACCGTCGAGAGCGTCAGCGCCTGCTTCGTCTCGGGATCGTCCGTGATCGTGGCGATGCCGGTCAGCGCGCGGACAACTGCACTGCGCAGGCTGCTCGACGACGGCCCGACATCCGAGACGACATCGAAGTCAGCGCGCGTGATGTCGTTGCGCATCACCGTGCGGCCGGTCTTCTTGTCGTATGCCGGCTCGTTCAGCACCACCGACCCGGGCCGGCCGTTGTTGTCCACGATCTTGGCCCGGCGCCGCTGCTCCGTGGCGATGTCGCGCATCATCGACAGCCACACTTGCCCGGCGCGGGCGTGCGCCTTGGCAAAGTTCGACATGTAAATGAAAACCTGCATGTCTAGTCGGTTCTGGATCAGCTCAACCGCCTTGCCGCTGAGGTTTTGCTTCATTTCCTCGCCGGCCTGCTGGTTTCCGAGAAGGTCGGTCAGCGCCTGCTGCGCAATCTGCGTCAGCGCGGCCATCGCAGGCGGGATGATCGGCGCCTTCGTGTACGCCAGCGGCCCGGACGGCTGGCGCTGCCCGTTCTCGTCGGTGACGGGGTTCAGCAGCAAATATGGATACTTCTCGACGTTATCGCGCGCCCACATTTGCGCGTGCCCGGCAATCTGCTCTGGCGTAACAATGGGCTTTTCGATGTCGAAGCGCCCGGCCATCTCGGCAAGCCACGACAGCAGCATGTTGTACAACCTCTGCGCGTCCTTTGCCAGCCGGACATGGCCCATGCACCGCTCGACGCCATCGACCACCCAGCGCTTGCCGAAGACGGGGATGATCGGGATACAGCGCCCGGCGATGACGCCGCAGTCTTCGAGGATGCCGCCGCCGCTCAGGATGTACTTCTCGACGCGCTTGCGCTTCACCTTCTTGGTGCGCGCCAGCTTGAAGCCGGTTGCCGCCAGTTCGCCCAGCAGTTCCGGGTCTGCTTCAATCTCCGCTTCCGTGACCTTGACCTCGGCGCCTTCGACCAAGCCGGTGAACCACCGCACGGTTTCCGTCTTCTCGACCACGCGGTAATACTCGGCGACCCACACAACGTCAGCCGTGCACCAATCAAACTCCACTTGGTTGATCGTCTTCGGCCACGTCTGCGGATGCTCGCCGAATTCCTCTTCATACGCCTCGTAGGTGTACGGAATCAGCACATAGCAGCGTTTCGCATCGGCCTTGTCCTGCCGCTTGGCGTCGAGGTCGAAGAAGACGCACGAGTCGGCGTCGTGGATCGGCTCCATCCGCACGCGCTGGCGCTCGTTGTCCTCGCTCTCGTCGTCTTCGTAGCACGCCCGCAGCCGCCAGGCGCCGAATCCGCCGCCGACAGCTTCCTCGAAGGCGTTGTCATATGCCTCCAGCGCCGTGCAAGCCTGCTCGTCGGCCCGGTAGAGCCCGTCGCAGGTGTCGGCCATCGTGTCGTCGTTGCTGCCGTCCTTCGACTGGAAATCGACGGTGATCCGGTTCGCGCGATACTCGTTGATGATGCGGATGACGGCCAAGTGGACGGCGTTGAATTCGTAGCGCGGCTTGTTGGCGAACTGCTCGCCGTGCGGGCCTTCCCATTGCGCGCCGCTGACCGAGTAAAAGCGCCGGTCGCCTAGGCACTGCTGCCGCTCGTCGTAGACCGCGCCTTGTATGCGGTCAAAGTCGGCGATGGCCTCGGCGTGAATGTCGGCTAATCGGTCTTCGGTGCTTTGGCGCGGCATGGCATCCCCTGTGCGGGCATGCGCTGCTGGCGGCGCGAAGACTCAGCGGGCCGATTGCGGCCGGACGGTGCGATTCTATCGACGCGGGGAGGGCTCCGGTTGCCCGGCACCGCTTGCGCGTGACCCTCGCGGCTGGATTCTAGCGGCGCTGGCCCCATGCGCTGACCATCGGGAGGGGTTCTGTCAACGCTGCCGGCTTTGCGGCGCCTGCCCGCCTCGCGGCCTCGCATGCGTAGCGCAGCGCGTCGATAACGTGGTTGTCCTTGTCGCGCAGCTTCGGAAGCACGGCGCCGGTAAGCGGGTCTGTCTCGAAGCTGTACGCCGTCAGCTCGTCAATTGTGTGAACGCAGCGCGGATGCACCACGATGTCGAACGATTTCAGAAACTCGACGCCCTCTTCTAGCGACCGCGCGCCCTTGACGGCCGGCAGCATCTTCGGGAACCCGTTGCGCCGCATATAGCTGATCGTCTCGGGCCGGCTGCTGTCTGCCGTCGTCGGCCATCGCTCGGCCTCGGGAATCGTGCGGAACAGGTCCGGCAAAAAGTCAACCTCGCAGCCCACCTGATACGCCTCATGGATCACGTACAGCGTGCGCCCGACTATTGCGCACTGCACCAATACAGACGGGTCAACCGAAAAGCCCCAGTCCGCGCCCTGCCGGAGAATCCACGAAGCATCGGCCTCAAACTCGTCAATCTTCCAATTCTTGAATACGCGCGTTTCACTGTTGCGGACGTATTCGCCTTGCCAGACGTGGCGCCATTTGTCGCTGTCGCGCTTACGGTCCCATTCCATCTCTTGCCGCAGCACGGCCGGAAAGAACGGGTTACTGTCCCAATTGACCTCGCGGACCAGCGCGCCAGGCGGTGCGCCGTCAGGCCCGCGAAACATCACGTCAACGGGATCGGTCGCGTTCTCCGGGTTCCACTCTGCCCAAACCTCAGACCCAGGCTTGCGCACAGTCGGAATCAGCAAGTCCCATGACCGCTGCGACAGCCGAGAAGCCTCGAATACTGCGGCGATGTCGAGCCCTTCGGTTGATTTCACCGCGTCCGGGTTTGTCCGCAGCCCAGCAAATATGAACAGGCTTCCGTTCTTCCCGCGTATCTCGGTGTCGGTCGATTCATACATGCCCGACAACCCAGACGCCTGAATCTTGTCATCGAGCAGCCGCTTGACAGAATCTCGGATCGATTTCTGCACCTCTCGCGCGCAGAGAATTCGCAGCGGCTTTTCTGCGGCTTTCAGTAGCAGAGCCTGCGCAAAGCTGTGCGACTTGGCAGAGCCTCGCCCGCCGTGGACGGCGCGGTAGCGCACCGGCAAGCCATCGTCGGCCACCGTCGCCCAAAGGAACCTGAAAGCTTCAGGAACCTGAACGTGCGACGAACTCAACGATTACTTTCGACGTGTGCTCGCCGTTCGGGCCGGCGCCTTTGACCGTCATGGGAAGCGTCTTACCAACCAACGTAAGAAACGCCGAAGCCGTGCGCGGATCATTCGCGCGCTCGGTCAGATACTCCACGCCGCCCGCTTGATCCAGCGCGCCGAGAATCATGTCTTTGAGTTCGCGCGTGACTTTGCCGGGGCCTCGCTTGCCCTGATTCGGCTTCTTCTCCCCTTTCTTAAAAGTCATGGCTTACCCTCCTTCGCCTTTGCCCTGCGCGAATCCCGATCCCGCGCTTGCCCGACATGCCATTGCCCGCAATGCCGGCACCGATACGCCTCGACAAAACAATCCCGCTCGTGATTTTGCCGCATACGCTTTGCTCTGTGCTCCGCTTGTCCGTGGCTGGAAAACGCCTTCTTGCCGGTGCAGCCGGGTTTGAACTCTGGCGCAGGGTCGAAGTTCATTGGGCGTCAATTGACACGCGCATCATTCCAGCGTACCCCTGCACGATCCTTGCAGCCGCCGTCCAGTCCCAGCAAATCACCACGCACCATCCTTCGCGCTGCAACGCATCGATGCGCTCGCGCTGCTGCTTTGACGGCCCGTTGTCGCCGTGCTTGAACTCGATTGCCAGCCCTACAAACCCACCGCGCGGACTGGGCCACACCCAATCGGGTACGCCCGGCCGCACGCCTTCAGCCTTGAGCTTGCTTGCCGTTGCCGGGTGCCGAAAGCCTCCGTTCGGCACCGCGTAGCTGGTGTCGATGCCTTCGATGCGCTGCATTTCTAGCCAACGCACGAAAGCGGCCTGTGTGTCGTGCTCGCTCACCAAACCCCCGGATTCGGCCGCACCACCGGCTCCGGCTTCGGCTCCGGCAGCATGTGCAGCGTCGTGACGTTGACGTACCGCACGCACAGCGCGGTTCCGCCGCCGAGCGTGGCAACGGTGAAATCCGCCAGCGTCGCGCCTTGCTTCTGCAGCGACGCCAGCGCGCGAGCGCAGCGGCTGCGCACCGCACAGCCCCGGCTCGGCTCGCATCGCGGCTCGCTGTCCGGCAGTCGAATTGCGTCTGATCTGCTCATGTCAATCTCCGCAGAAGCATGCGATGGCTTCTTCGTTGTCGTGGCCGAATGCGTCGATCTGATTCGCGGCAGCCTGCGCCATGCCGGCGTAGCTGTCGCGGTCCATCCGAAAGCGCCACGCGCCGCCGCTCTTGCGTTCAACGAAATTGGCTGCGGCGTAATCCTCCTGCTTCACCCACCACACAGAACGGCTCGGGCGCTCTGCGATCAGGCTGCGCACTTGGCTGGCAGGCTTCAGGAAACAAAGCACGCAATTTCCTGCCGTGGTGCGGCCGTTGCGACTCGGCAATTCCAGGTCGAAATCCTGCGCAGCCCAAAAGGCGCCAACGTCCGCAACTGAAATGCCAGCATCTGCCAACGGCAGCGCTCGCCAGCCTCTGCCACGGCCGCCCTTCGGGTCGGCGCGCATCTTCGCCACGCGGCGCGGCTCGTCAGCACGAACACCGACAAAGCTGTCCCAGTCCTCCCAACCAATGGCGCGAAGGTGGCGCTCCATCGTCAGGATCTTCAATTCCACGGTGCAGAAGCGGGCCACCGGGTTCGGCAGGTATCGCCGCTTGCGGATGATGGCCTCGAACGGCTCTCCGTTGCGGCTGGCCGTGTCGAAGTCCACAAGCGCGTAGCCCTGCGCATCGTCGCGGTACTCCACCCAGGTAATGGGCACGCCCCATTGCATCCCGCATTCGCGCACAAAGCGCAGCGTGGCCTCATCCTCCAAGCCGGTGTTGGCGAAGCAAACAACCGCGTCGGCCGGCAATCCGGTGTTGGCCTGCAGCACGCGCCACAGCATGTAGCCGCTTGTCCGGCCGCCGCTGAAACTAATGCACGTCGGGCCGGTGATCTTGAACGGGTCGTGGCTCATGCCTGCACCTTCTTCGCTTCCTTCGCTTGCACACACACGGCGCACCGCCAGCCGATCTGCGTCCGCTTGCGGCCCAGCGTTGCGCGCGGCAGTTCGCAGTCGCAGCAGCGGAAAGTCACGTTTGACACCGTGCCGACGTTGCGCCATGCCGGCTCGAATCGCGGCGTTCTGTCGTCGCTGCTCATGGCACCAGCCCGTTCCACGCGCTCACCAGCATTCGCTCGATTTCCGGCAACCGCTCGCGCAGTTCTTCAGGCTTCAGGCTGTAGGCCTTCAAGTCCCACCAGATGCCGCCAGCCTCGGCAGTGATGCGCAGTTCGACACTGTTGCGCGCTGCCGATGATTCCGGTAGACCGTCAATGTCGTGCGTGTACGGCTGCACGACGATCTGCACGCCTTCTTTCGTGTCGTTGCACTCGCAGCGCCTGGCATCGAGCACGCTGCGCCGCCACGCATACCAGTCGCATAGGTTGTGCTCGCTGCGCAAGCCGTTGACGCTGCACCGGAAGCCCTGCGACTGCAGCCATTCGCGCAAACTGTCCTGCCCTCTCATGCCGCCTCCTTGGCCAGCGCGAGCAGCTTCGGCCCCGCGCTGTACACCAGCCGATACCCGCCACCGCTGCCCGGCTCACGGTTCACACGCTGCACCAACAGCAGGCCATCAGCGACAGCAGGTCGCAGCGCCTGCGGCACTCGACGGCCTGGCGGCAGCTCCCAGCGCAGCGCAATGTCGTCCGTGTAAAGCCACTCGTCGGGATTGCGCCTAAAAAACTCGACCACGCACCATGCGAGCGATCCCTGGAACACACGAGCGCGCGTCATGCCGCCACCTCGAACACGCTCGCCGGCCCGACCTTGCCCAGCGGCCTGGCCTTGTGCGCCTCGATGACGCGATGTATCGGCGCGCGATCCGACCACGCTTCATGCCGATCAAACGCCCGCCTCGGCGTCCGCAGCCGGTCGCGCTCTGCACGCTCTGCGCGCTTTTGCTCGTTGTTTCGCTGGCGCTCTTCGCTCAAGTGCACGCGCGCTGCAGCGGCATGCTCTGACAGCACCAGCAGGCTTGCCGGCCGCTGCCGAAACGCCGCAATCTCGCCCTTGTCGCGCAGGTCGTTGGCGACCTTGCAGACCGCCTTGGATGTCACGCCGAGCGTCTTGGCCGCGTCTGTTGACGCAATGCCCAGCGGGTGCGATTCCAGCAGCACTAGCAGCCGCTTCGTGATGGTGTTGTGCTTCATGCCGGATCTCCGGTGCCAAGCGGCTCGACGCGGCGCGGGTTGAACCGCACGAAGTCGCGCGCCCAGATCAGCGTTTGCTCGTCGGCCATGCGGCGCCCGTGCTCGTGGTTGTCCACGATGCGTTGCGCTGCCATGCGCATAAGTTCTGTGCGCTCGGCATGCGCACGAATCATGCGCGGGTCTGGTGCGTCGTCAGTCATGAGATGCGGCTCCGTATCGTTGTCATCCACCCAGAGGCCCCCTAACCCCAAACGGGGTTTGAAGACTTGAGCGCCACCCCCTTGCGGGTTCTCACCATGCAATGCGTCAGGGTTAGCCCCGCACTGCCCTCGACCGTGAGATTTCGGCCAGTCGCTGGAGTTGTGGGGCTTGCACCCGGCATCGGTCGCCATACCAGCACCGTTTTCTTTCGCGGTCGGTGCCGCGGTGTTTCTTGCCCTGCCAGCCCATTCAGGCCCATACATTTCCGCGAGGCGCACGGTGCTCGTAGTCATGGCACGCCTTGCGCCTCCGAAACAGTCGCGTCCAACATCAGCGACGCCACGCGAAAGATTCCTTCCTTCTTGTGCAGGTCGTTGGCATCAAAGCCCACTTCGCCGGCCATGCAATAGCGAAGCCCCGTTGCCTGCGCAGCGCGCTCGCCTGCACCGCTCTCGTCGTGATCTGCAAACACCAGCGCCTCGCCCGCAAGCTGGCCGGCAACGTGCACGAGGTTCCCAGCGCTAAAGCAGATAAGCACCGCATCTCGCAGCCGTAGCATGCGAATGGCGGCCTCAACGCTCAGACCAGTGGCATACCCCTCAACAAGCCATGTGCGAGGCGCCTGGGCCGATCCAAGGCGGAACACAGCGCCCTTTGCGCGCATGCCTGGCAGCATCTTCTTTTCGTACTTGCGCTCATCAGGCAGCCACCGGATAACCTGCGCCCCGACCAGCTTGTTTGTCGTCAGATGACGCATCGGCACCATCAACGACTCGTCGGGAAGCACAAGCCCGGCCATATCCTCAAAGCCCTTGATCTGCAAGTAGCCGTGCGGCTGCTGCTTTGCGCTGCGGCGCATCTCTTCGGCCCTGTGCGCGGCGCGCTCCCAGCCTTCACGCATCTTGCGCTCATGCTCGGCCACCTTCGCGTGCATCGCAGCCATGTCAACCGGCGCCGCTTCACCGTGCGGGCGCCAAACCGACACATCGACCATCGTCGCGTGGTTCTGTACAAACCCAACATCGCCAAGCCACTTGTACGCACCATTTTTCGTGCGCGGGTGATCGGTCGTCGGCACGCGCACCCAGCGGCCCGCCTCGATGCCGTCAACGATCAGGCCATGCACGCGGCAGAATTCATCAAACCTCATGCTGCCGCCTTCTCACGCGCCTTCGCGTATGCAATGTTCTTGGCCTTGATGCGGTTGAGCACGTTGCGCGTGATTTCCACGCCCGGCGTCGTATCGACACGCCAGCCACGCGGCGGCTCTGTGCCGGTCATCTCGCGAAATAAGTGATAAGCCCGCGCCTGCTGCTTCTCGGGTGCGCTGTGTGCCCGCGCGTAGGTGGCAACCTGCGCCCATACGTGCGCGCGGTCGTCGCCCATCTTCTTGCCGCCGAGCATCACGATTTCGCGCATCTCGCCGGCCGAAGACTCGGTCAGCGATGCCTGCTGCACCTCATGCCCGCAAGCCATGCAGCGCCGCGTGAATGGGCTGTGGCCGCACACCGGGCAAGCCTTCGGCGCCTTGTCTTCCGGGTCATCCTTACGCACTGCCTTGTCCAGCTTCTCGCCAGCGTCCAGCGCGTCCAGCCCGTTGAAGTAGATGTCCTCAAAGTCCTCGCGGAAGCGGATGATGTTGCCGCTGTGGTCGAGAAGGATGCAGTCCTTCTTGCCCGTCTCCGGCGATGACCGCAGGCCACGGCCCCACATCTGAATCGCAGTGCTCAAGCTCTTGCGCAGCGGACGGCAATCAACGACACAGCCAACGTCAGGCACGTCAAAACCCTTCGCCAGCGCCTCGACGCTGATAAGCACGCGCAGCCGCGAAGTCGGCTTTTTGTATTCGACCAGCAGCGCAGCGCGCTCGACTGGCGTTGTATGACTGGTGAACACCGAAGCCATCACGCCGGCTTCGTTGAACTGCCTGCACAGTTCCTCGCAGTGCGCAATCGTGGCGCCAAAGACGATGGTCTTGCGGCCTTCGCCGTGCTTCGCCCACTCGCTCACCACATCGCCAACGATGCCCATGCCGCGCTCTGCTGCCGCACGGTCTGTCCACTCGCCGCCCGATGTCTCTGCGCCCGTCATGTCGGGCCGCGTGCACGACAGCACGCGCATCGGCACCAGCACGCCAGATTTCGTCAAGTCGTGCATCGTGGTGGCGTTGACCAAATTCGTGAACAGCTTGCCCAAGCCCGAGGAAAATGGCGTAGCCGACAGACCAACAACAGCGGCGCGGCATGTCGGAATGTGCTCAGTCCACGCCGCCATCTGCGTGTGCGCCTCATCGATCACGATCACGTCGGCGTCGGGCCACTCGCGCCTAGCGATGGTCTGCGCGCTGGCGATCTGAAACGGCATTGAAGAATTCGCGCGCCAGTGCTGAGCCTGCAGCACTCCGTGAGCACTCAAGCCGTAGCGGTCGGCCGCCTCGCTCGTTTGGTTAATAAGCGTCGTGCGGTCGCACACAAACACCGCACGCTTGCCGCGAATCAGCGCTTCGTGGATCACTCGCAGACCAAGGTAGCTCTTCCCGGCGCCGGTCGGCGCCATGAGCATCTGGCACCGATGCCCGGCGCGCAGCCCCTGCCGCAGCGCCTCGTGCGACGAGTCCTGAAACGGCCGGGCAGGCGGAAAGCACGCAGATGCGTAATTCGGCGCGTCGTCTGGGAAGAGCGTGTGGTTCATGCGGACGCCTTTTCCAGCTTCTCGAACTTCGTGCGCCAGGACTTCGCCAGCCTGATTGCTGCCGCTGCCTCGTTCGTCAGGCCAGCGATGCGCGACTCCAGCGTTCGGATCAGCGCCGCCTGCTGCTTGCACTTCTCTGTCATCGCGGCCAACTTGTCGTCAGACTCCAGCAACAGCCGCACGACCTCGGCGTCGTCCTCGGCACTACGCTGGGCTTCGGCGATTTCCTCGGCGCTCGGCCCTTCTTCGTCTTGTGGCTCGGCCTCACGCTGCTTGATGAACTTTGCGCCGGCCTTCTCAAGCCGCGCCGACACTCGCGCGCCTTCCTGCTTGTCGCGCTCGCGCTTAGCCGCAAGCTCTGCCTCAAACTGCTCTACAGGCACGGCGGCCAGCTTCTGAGCCCGGCTCGACAGGTCTTTGCTGATGCCGGCATCGGCCAGCGTGGGGGCGGTTTTCCCGTGGTCGTTGCTGACGACCACGGGACCGCGCTTCAAAGTCGCGGCCGGCTTCAGCCCGCCTTCGGCCTTCGTCGCAGCCAGCATCTCGCCAAGCCGGCGCTCTGCGCGAATGCGAATCTCGGCCGCATCAACCTCAAGCGTCTTGTCCTGCGCCATGCGGCCATACGCTTGCATCGCGGCAGCCTTGTCGGCCCAGGTCTTCACCTCATCGACCGACTTGCATTCGGCGATGGCGCGGCACGCCGCTTCGTACTTGATGAGTTGCTGTGTCATGGTGTCTTGAAGGAGAAGGAAGGGCACCGCTGCAAGATGTCGCGCAGCGCAGCGCCGCGCTTTGCACAGCGGTACTCAGTGCGCCAGTGATCGCACTCGATGCACATGCGCCGGTCGTCGCGCTCGTAGTCGCGCTCAAACAAGCGATCTGCCCACGTCTCAGCGTCCGGCTCGCTCAGTCCGCGATGCATAAACAGACTGACGCGAAAACTGAAGCGCGCGATTTCGCGCTCACCCCACGGAGGCAGATTGCGGCTCACCGGCCCACCCCTGTCATTGCATCCACCCCCACACCGTAGGCCCCTGCGGGCACCATGTAGGGGGGACGGCTGAAGCCGATGTCGGCGCAAGATGCGGACATGGGCGATCAATCCGCAGCAGCAGCAACCGGGGCCGGCTCGGTGAACTCGGCAAGCATGTCTGTGCGGTGCAAGCGGTGGTCAACCGTCGCCAGCTTCTCGATCAGGTCAATGGAAGCTCGCTTGCCGCGCCAGCGCGTTGCGATCTGCCAAAGGTACGTGTCGCTGACGTTGACGGCCCTCGCCAGTTCGCGACGCTGGTCGCCGGATAGCTGCGGGTAAAGCGTGCTGAGTCTCATGGGACCGAATGTTAACTGTCGGACAACTTTAGCGCAAGCCCCATCCTTGTCCGTCAGAAAACTTATGCCAGGCTTGCTGCGCTACCGTTCTGGGGTGAAAGACGTACAGCAGGTCCGCGCATGGAACCTACAGCTTTTGCTGATGGAGTGCGAAGCCGACCTCGGAAAGAGTCGCGGCGCCCCCGCGCTGCTCTCGACACGCACAGGCGTCAAGGAATCCTTACTGTCCGTGCTGCTTCGGTCTAAGCTACATTCCGAAACAGGGAAGGCCCGGAAGATCGGTGACGACACCGCCCGGAAGCTTGAGACTGGCATGTCTAAGCCTGTTGGGTGGATGGATGTTGACCACAGCGAGGCGCGCGACCACATCGAAGCGCAGCACCTCGACAGCCTGCGACTGCTGACTCCATCGCAGCGCGAACAACTCATGCGCCTGGCCGCAGAGTTCGCAGCAGCAAACGCGGCAAACGCGCTTGAGACGCCGCCAGCTTCCGCACCGCCTCAGAGCCTGGGCCGCCACTAGGCCAAGCCCGCCGTCTTGCGGGTAAACCCGCCCCCTAGATCGCATCATTTCTTCACTGCCGGGTATTGACCGCAAGTTAACCCGGCGATAAGATGCCTCCAATGCGCTGAACGGTTCGGCGCCTGGAGACGCAAATGCGCACAGTCAAGATCACGGGCCACGTCTACGAGGTCCGCTATTCGTGGGACAGGGAAAGCACGTTCATCACGATGTCGCACAGCGGCTTCGATGACGAAAACTACACCTACGTCGGCCCGGTCGAGGTCCACTACGCGATCCCCGACAGCTACAACCCCACGGCCGTCAAGCTGGCCGCGCTGCAGGCCAAGCGCGAAGAAGCGGCGCGCGAGTTCGCGGCAACCGTCCGCGCCATCGATGAGCAGATCAGCAAGCTCCAGGCGCTGACGTGCGACGGGGTGGCGGCATGAAGAACTCAAAATTTAGCCTGCTGGCTTCGATCATGGCCGTTGCTGGCATTGCCGCTGCACAGGCCACCGCTCCCGTGTGGACGCCGACGCCGGGTCGCTCCAAAGGCAAAATCAAGTCAAACCGCTATCGCGGCAAAGCCGGCACATACGGGCGCGGCTTGGTAAACCACTTCAACCGCAAGCGGCAGCAGCAACAACAAAAGTTGCCGCATCTGCGCGACGATCACGGCGCGTACACGATGGTCGGAAAGGGCTTGACGCGCCGCACATGGCTTGCCGGCATCAGCGCGCAGCGGGGGTATTGACATGCGCCCGGCAGTTACCGCCGCCGAGAAGGCCGCGATCCTCAGCCACTACACCGCGCAAGCTGCGCTTGCCAGCGATGCCGCGCTGTACGGCCCGGCGCTGGGCCATCCGCTCGATCCGCGCACGCCCGACGACGACCGGATGAGCGAAGACGAGGCGAAAGAAGCCGCGACGGATGAACTGGTGCGCTGCCCTTACGACGTCACGTTCTGGCTAGACCAGCATGTCGGCATCGACACTGACTCCATGCCGGCATGCACCGAGACCATTTGGCAGGTGACGCACTGCAGCGACGTGCGCCGGCTTTTGACGCTGGTCATGGACGGCAACAACGCGCAGATCATCAACGCGGCCAAGCGGCTGCGCGAGCTGTACGTCGAAGCGCACAAGTTCGAGATTGCCGAGCGCGCGGCGGAACTGCTGAAGGAGCAGCGGGCATGAGCAACAAGCCGAACATGAGCTATTGCAAGTTCCGCAACACGCTTGACGCTCTTCGTCAGTGCCGCGAATCGCTGTACGAAGGCGAGTGGCCCAAAGACGAAGAACTTGCCGCAGCCAAGCAGTTGATCCGAATGTGCGGCGAACTGTCGGCCGACTGGTCTGCGGACTTTGACCCATTGAAAGGTGAGCAATGAAGCACAGCAACATCCAAACACCGCGCCTCATGCGCGACGGGCAATGGAGCCTCGGCAGCGTGTCGGCCAGCGAGCGCGCACCGTGGCGCCTCGGGGACGTTGCGTGGGCCGTGGCGTGTGTCGCGGCTTGCGTGGCTGTCGGCGCGATTCTGGCGTGGGGGGTGTGATGCGCGAAATCACCACCGAAGAAGGCGACGCGCTGATCCGCGCAAGCTGGCCGCCGCGCCGCGCTGCCGTGCAGGACATCAACTACGAAGCGCACACGTCCGAGTGCGGCAACTGCGGCGCCGAGGAAGACGAGCCGAAGCCGCGTCACTGGCTGCGCATCGCCGCGCTGGTCGTCTCCTGCGCTCTGCTGGGCTGGGCGCTGGTCGCTGGCATGCGCATGGCGGGGATGCTGCCATGAACGCGCGAGACAAGTCCTACCACTGGTGGACAGACGGATGGCCGCTGCCCGAGGAAATGCCCGCGTGGTGGGCTGACCGGCCGCTGACGGCTGAGCAGCTTGACGCGATGGCCGAGGAATACGCGCGGGAGCAGCGCGAAGGCGCCAGCGCCGACACCGGCCCGGTTGACGCAGCCGGCACGTACACCGGCAACAACTGATTTTGATAGGTTCGCCGCCACCTGTGAGAGCGGCACAACTAGGAAAGCGACATCATGGGATTCATTGCAAAAGACTCTGGCGGCGGCAACTTCCGCCGCGTTCCGGCAGGCGCCTACATCGGGCGCTGCTACAGCCTGATCGACCTTGGCACACAGACCAGCACCGGCCAGTTCGGCGAGAAGTCGCAGCACAAGCTGCGCATCGGCTGGGAACTGTTCGGCGAGGACGAGAACGGCGCACCGCTGACCGTTGAAGTCGATGGGCGCGAGATGCCCATGACGATTAGCAAGAGCTACACCGTGAGCCTGCACGAAAAGGCGGGCTTGCGGAAGGACTTGCAAGCGTGGCGTGGGCGCGAGTTCACCGACGAAGAAGCGAAGGCGTTCGACGTGTCGAAGCTGCTCGGCGCCTACTGCATGGTCAACGTCACCACCAGCGAGACAAACGGCAAGACGTACAGCAACGTCGCCGGGCTTACGCCGCTGCCGGGCGCGCTGAAGAACGCAAAGCCGGCTCCGGTGCATGACATCGTGGCGTTCGACTTGGACTCTCCCGACATGGAGGTGTTCGCGTCGTTCCACGAGAAGCTTCAAGAAGCCATCAAGCGTTCGCCGGAGTGGAAGCGCGTAGGAAGGCAGGCGGAGCCGCCAGCAGGCGGCGACAGTGGATTTCCTGACGACGACATCCCGTTCTGAGCATGACCGCTGTAGCAGCATCAAGCGTTCGCATCCGCAGCATGGCAGATGGCACGCTTCGCGCCGAAATTGATTTCGAGCCGCGCGACGCTGCTGCAGCGTTTGCCATGCTTGGACAGCCCGGCCAGCCCATCGCTGTGGCGCCGCTCAAGACGGCAGCGCAACAACAGGCGCAGGAGGCGGCGCCAAAGGCCGCAGGCGGGCCGCTGGCGAAGCTGGCGGGGCAGTGGTGCCAGATGCCGCAGTTCCTCGCGTGGAGCGGCTGCAACACGGCTGACGCCGCCGCAGAGTTCATCCGGCGCGAGTGCGGCATCAGCAGCCGCGCCGAGCTTGACCACAACGCGGCAGCGGCTGCAGCGTTCCACACGCACATCCGCGAGCCGTTTTCAACGTACATGAAGGGCACAGGATGACATCGCTTCTACTCATCGCTCAGGAATACCGGGCAGCAGCGGCGCAGCTTGCCGACCTCGACCTCCCGGCAGAAGTCGTCTCCGACACGCTGGAGAGCCTGGCCGGCGACATTGAAACCAAAGCGCAGAGCGTGGCGCACATGGTCCGCAGCTTGGAAGCGCAAGCCGCCGCCGTGAAGCAGTGGGCGAAGGACGCCAGCGAGCGCGCGAAGGCCATCGAAGCACGCGCCGAACGGCTGCGCGAGTACCTGAGCAGCAACATGCAGGCATGCGGCATTCAGCGCATCGAAGGACCGGGCATCACGCTGAGCTTTCGCAAGACGAGCGCCGTCGTGATCGATGACGAAGCGCAGATTCCGGCAGCGTACATGCGGCAGAAGCCGCCGCCGCCTGCGGAGCCGGACAAGCTGGCGCTGGCCGCTGCGCTGAAGACCGGCGAGACGATCCCGGGCGCGCGGCTGGAAACGCGGCAGGCGCTGCAGGTGCGGGCTTGAACGCAACAGCTAACCTGGACCCGACAGCATGAGCAACGATTCACGAAGCGAGACCCCGGCGCATGCTGTCGGGGCTCAGGTTCAGCGAGGGGTTAGGCGCGTGGTGTGCGCAGCCCTGCGAGCTACAGACGGCCGGCTACTGCTGGGAATACGGCACTACAGCCAAGACATGCACGACCAACTGGCGCAACGTGCTGACCGCGACCGCTTCCTGCTGCGGCTAGACCCGAACCAGGGCTTCGTTGACCAGCACGGCGTGTACATGACGCGGGAGGAAGCCTACCGAGTTGCCGAAGCGGCTGGGCAGATTGCCTACCCGGAGCGTTGCGGACGTGGCCTTGAAGGGCCGAAGCTTTACAGCGAAGGACTGTACTGATGCAAGCGCCTAACGTAAAGCTAACCGGCGCCTGCACGGCGCCGTGAGTAGCACCCTTGCCGGAGGGCGTCCGGTTCAGCGAAATGTTAGGCGCGTGGTGCCGGAGCGAGATGATGACTGAAGACCAAGTACGCGAGATGGTGAAGGAGTGTGGCCTTGACTGGCAGCGCGGGTACATGCCGATGTTTGATGGCGATCCAACGAACCGCTATGCGGCGCTGGTCAACGCCGCGCGAACGAACGCCCTGCAAGACGCCGCCCGCTGGGTGGACGAAGAAGTGGGCCACGCCGTGCAAGATGGCTGGAGCGTTGAAGCGGTGCAGGCCCTGATGGCGACGCGGGACATGCTCCGGGCGCACGCCGACATGAATGCGACGACCGTTGAGGTAATCCCAAGCGCCGATACGCCAACTTGGCGCGACGGTGTGCGTTGAGGGCCTAACGTTGCAATTAAGCGGCTGCCGTAGGCGGTCCGCTTGAATTGCTTGTTAGGGCGCTGGTGGAGAAACGGGACGAACTATGCACGCCACATGCCGCTGGTGCGGACACGCTGAACGAGAGCACGACCGGCAGTATGGGTGCGGCGAGTGCGATTGCGAACACTTTGAAAGGGAAAGAACGATGAGCATGGACCATGTGCAACTAGCCCGCGCGCTGTGGGTGTGGTTTGGCTACCGCATTGACGAGAGCAGCGAGCCAGGCGCAGACCCGCGCGTTGACGCGCTCGCCGAGAAACTGGAAGAGTGGATTCCGGCCTTGCCCTACGAGCCGCTACACAGTGACCAGATTGAGCGCATTGCGCTTGAGTTGGGATGGGACCTTGACCAAGGGCGCGTAGGCGGCGACCTTGACACTTTTGCGCGCTACGTCGAGCAGGCGCACGGCATTTGCATTACCAACATGGCCGGAGGTGGCAAGGCCGACCGCTACGTGAGCCACAACAAGAAAGTGGGGAACATTGGGCCTGCCAACCTGCCGCGCCTAGAAGTGGACGCGGCACACTGCCGGCGCATGGCATGCGGCGTGCAGGAATGGATGGCGCAGGGCTCAAACCCGGACGAGATGCCGAAGCCGCAGATTGCCGCGCTGGCGTTGCTGGTGAAGGAGCTTTGCACCGAAGTCCGACGCCTAGGCGAAGACAACACAACGCCGATGCAGCCGCATGCGCACGGGTTGATGTGAGCGAGCGCCCTAACGGTCGAAGTGGGCCGGAGACCCGGCCAAAAGGAACGTGATGACTGAGCAAACGACGGAAGCCGGGGCTCTCGGCTCGACTGAGGGGTTAGGCCTGGAGCCGGAGCGCGCAGCGTTTGAGCGCTGGTACGCCACGACTGACGCGCGCTGGTGGAACACAAGCGATGCGGCATTTGCGGCGTGGCGCGCGGCCGTGGCGGCAGAGCGCGAGCGGTGCGCCGTCGCCGCTTGGAGCCACTACATGGACATTTGCAAGAAGCGCGGGCTACCTGCCGCAATGTTTGATGATTGGTGCGCAGCAGGGGCCATACGCGGGCCTAACGTGGGAGTTAAGCCGCAGACACCGGCCGCGCCGACGTAACCACACACACAAATGCTGGCAGCCGGTGGCTGTCGGCTTGAACGACTAGTTAGGGCTCAGCGCCCGCCACAGGAGTGAACCATGTACGTGATTGCAACCGAAAGCCGCCGCAAAGACGAAGTGCTGTTTATGGTGGACCGGAACCGCCAGCGCGCCAGCTTTTGGAGCAACCGCCTTAACGACGCCATGAAGTACGGCGACAAGTCTGCGGCCCAGCAGAAAGCTACAAAGCTGCGATTCAACCGGCCGCGCGTGCTGACGCTTCAAGACGCTGCGCGCATTGCTGGCGAGCAGGCACGCGAGCATGAGCATGAGCAAGCGATGGCCGACGATGAGGCCGGATGGGATGGGCACAAGGGGCATTTCTGAGCCCTAACGCCCGAGTTCACGCGGCGCCGTAGGCGCTCGCGTGGAACGAAGTGTTAGGCATCACTTTTACCGAAGCGAAGGGAGCGACGATGGACATTGACACTGCAGACCATGTGCTGCACGGCCCGAGCGGCGAAACCTGGGTGGTGGCCTACGTTGAAGGCGACCGGCTGGCTTGGTGCGGGTGGCCCGAAGGCGAGGCAAAGCTGGCCGATTGCACGCTGCTGAAGAAGGCCACTACCGAGCAGCGTGACAAGCTGCTGCTGGAGATGGCCGATTGCACGAACGACCGTCGCGGAAGGTATGCGCGGCAGCGCCTTGATTTGAACGACTGCCCGCGAACAAGCCGGTTAAACATGGACAGGGACCGGATGTGGGCAGAGCACGGCATCCCTGGCGCGTGATGCCTAACGGCCAAGCTCACCTGCCGCCGCAGGCGGTCAGGTGCAGCGAGGGGTTAGGCCCCAACTTGGAGAACTGAAATGACGGTGATGAGCAACGAAGACACGGCGCTGCCGGAGACGACCGAAGACGAGGCTTGGTACGACGCCGAGATTGCCCCGGCGCTGGCCGCGCTTGCGAAGCGGTGCCACGAGCGCGGGATGTCGTTTATTGCAGCGGTGGAGTACCAGCCCGGCGACCGGGCGGGCACCTACTACCTGACGCAAGACGCCGGAACTGCTATGCGCATGCTGCACCTGTGCGCGCAGACCGTGCCAAACGTGGACGGCTACATCATGAGCCTACGCAAGTGGGCCGATGCCAACGGTGTGGACACCGGCGGCAGCTTTGTGATGCGGCGCCTTGGGGCCTAACGTTGCCGGTAACCGGCCCGTTGCGGCTTGCCGCAATGGGTCCGGTTGACTGGCGTGTTAGGCAGCACTGTTGAACAACGAGGAAACGTATGAGCAACCACACACCAGGGCCTTGGCATACAGCGACTGCTGACGAATGGCGCACTGCCAGCGGCGAGCATGCGCAGTGGGGCCGCTTTGACATCAGCGCCGGCAGCAACGACCAGGCCGCAGAGAACTACTACCGCGTGGCCAGCGTGAGCAACGTGAACAACTCGGACCAGAACCTGGCCAATGCGAAGCTGATTGGGGCCGCGCCTGACCTACTGATGGCGCTGCGGGAGATTGCCGCCGACTACGCCGACCGATTTGACATGGACAGCCCGAGCACAAACCCCGGCATGAAGTACGTGGTGCAGCAGGCACGCGAGGCTATCGCGAAGGCGACGGGTTGTGCTGCCTAACGTTCGTATTGAGCCGCAGCCGTAGGCTGTCGGCTCGAATACGGGGTTAGGGCGCTGATGCCGGAGCGCGATCATGTTTGCGTGTTACAAAATAGTTGTTGACGCTGGCGGTTGCTGTGCTACAGTAACCACATCGCAACACGCAACCCGGAGAGACAAATGCAAACCACCTACTGGAACGGAGACCTGGCCCGCTACACCGGCAAGACCATGACATTGCACGGCGGGTTGTTCTACGAAATCGAACTGCTTGAAGGCCACCTGAAGGGCCAAACCAAAGTCACGCAACGCGCCCCCAAGTAAAGGAGACTTGACATGCACACCTTCCAAGTTGTTACCCGCGAAGTCCAACATGCCGGTCGTCAAATCACTGCTGACGTTGTGCGCAACGATGGGCGTGTCGTTCGCTCTGGCATGTGGCCCGACTATGCCGAGGCCGACTGCGCACTGCTGAACGAGTATTGCGCTGGAGGCTGGACTGCTGCGCAGTACCACGCCGAGCGTGCTGTGCGTATGGCGTCTCTGCGCAAATGAGCGCCGACAAGAACAAAGGGGGGCGACCCCCGGCCCCGCCCGGCCTGCGCCGGGTAAACGTCCCGCTTCGCCTGCCCGAGTGGCTGGTGCAGTGGATGGCAGAGCAGGCCGAGACGCCTGCGGAGTTGATCGAAGCCGCACTGCTGAAGGCGCACAAGCTGCGCCCGCCGCGTGCGCCCTAACGTTCGAGCTAACTTGCCGCCGTAGGCGGTCAAGTTGAGCGAGGGGTTGTGCTTCACCCATCCGAAGCGCGCAACTGTAGGAACTACATGATTCTTGAAATGATGCCAACGCTGCTGATGCGCGCGTTCCATGTGCCAGAGGTGGTTGTGGACTGCGGGAAGCCCGACGACTTTGAAGGCACCGCCTGCGCCGCGTTTCTGATGTGGCGCATGGAGTACCCGGACTACAGCGCGAAGCTGCGTATTCCTGAGCAGCCAGAGGCCGAGAAGGCGCTGAACCGGGCACTCTTCCGTAGGCGTGCCGCGTGAAGCACAACGCAGAAGTAACCGGCTTCGGCCGAGCGGAGGATCGATGACCAACGAACGTACGCCGGCCGAAGTCCGGTTGACTGCCGGGTTAGGCCCGCTGCCCGAGCCAGCCGCAGAAGCGGTGATGGACTTATGCGCCGACCACCAAGGGCCAGTAGAGGCATGGCAGTACCTGCCGGCCGACGCGATGCTCTACACCGCGAACCAGATGCGCAGCTATGCCGCCGCAGAGATGGTGCGTGCAGTTTCCGCAGAGCGTGCGCGCTGGACAGAAGCGGTGATGGCCGAGCTTGACGGCAACGGCCAGGCGCACGCCATCGTGGACTATGCGACAAGGGCCTAACGACGAAGCTGAACGGGAGCCCACGCATGACCAAGCCTGAAAACGCACCCGCCGCTGCCGTGGGCTCTCCGTTCGAGCGCCCTGTTGGGCGGCCGGTGCCGGAGCGCGTGACCTTGGCGTGCCTGCTGGTGCAGCAAAACTTCAAGCCCGGCGACCAGGCGCCACAAGGCTACTTGGCGTGGCACGAGTGGGCCGAGGTGCAGCACAAGGCCGGGTTGCGGCAGAAGCAGTGCGGCCGGTGCGGGCTGTGGCGCTACCCGCAGCAGTTGAGCGCAGAGGTTGACCGCGCCGAGCTTGTGATGACGAAGAAGCGCAAGTCGCGGCGCGTGACGGTGGAGACGCCGGTCTGCAACGACTGCCACAAGCCGCCCAACGTGGGAGCTAAGTTGGAGACAACGGCGCCCGCACAGAACTGACCGGAGCATGACGGCGCAGATGGGCGCCGTTGGCTCTCAACTTGAGCGACAGGTTAGGCCACGCTGTGGCCGAAGCGAGGTAAAGCATGAGAAGCACACGATCTAACCTGATGGCGATTGCAGCAATCGCGGCGATGGGCGCGGGGCTGGCGCAGGCGGCAATGCCGGCGCCGCGCAAGGGCAGTAACCGTGACTACAAGCCCACGCCACCGCGCTGCGACACAGCGCTGGCGCGCGAAATTGCCGAGCACAACGAAGCCGTCGAGCGCCGCAAGGCTGAAAAGAAGGCGCGGAAGCTGGCGCGCTGAATTGCGTGGCCTAACGTGTTTTAGGCCACACCATCGGAAACTCTGCACAAGTTTTAGGCACATGCGAAGCTACTACGCCCCATCGACGCGCCACAACGGCAGCGAACGCAGCGACATCCTGAGCCGCGAGCGCGAGCCGTACACGCGACCGCTACCGTACATCGGTCGGCTGTTGATCGCGCTGCCGGGCTACAGCATTGATTGGACGCTGCGGCAGGACATGCGCGACATGCGGCGCTTCTATGCGCTCGGCGCAGATGGCGAGCGGCTGGCCCATGCCGCGCCGAAGGAGTTGCTGCGCAGCGTTGCGCTGCTGGTGCCGCGCTACAGCGTGGCGGAGGATTGAGCGTTGAAGCAAGACGAAGAAAAGTACATCCCGCTACTTGAGTGGGGCGCTAGGCGTTACGGCTCGCTTGCGTCTGAGTACACGCTGCGCCAGTGGGCGAAGAGTGGCGAGATATATCCGCCGCCGCAGAAGGTCGGCAATCGATGGGCTGTGCTGCCGACTGCGCAGCGGATAGTAGATGGCAGGCTTCCGCTGGTGTCGCGGCTGTGAACGCAGCCCGTCGCCAGCGCAGCCGCAGCACCTGGCCGCGCGGAATGATGGAACCGCGCCCCGGGTACTACGCCTGGCGCCATCCAGACGGCCGAACGTTTGCAATCGGCCGCGTGCCGCTGTCGCACGCAATCGCCGAGGCCGCCGCTGCGAATGCGCACCTCGAAAGCCTGAAGCCGGGCCTAGTCGAGCGGCTGACCGGCGCAGACCGCACCGTGGCCGACCTGCTCGGCAAGATGGACCCGGCCCGCACGCCGAACACTGCAAAGAGCATGCGCAGCCTGGACAAGATCATCACCGCCGCAATCGGCACCGTGCCATGCGGGCAGTTGACCGTGCGCCAGTGCGCCGACTTGATCGAAAGCATCCGCGAAGCTGGCAAGGAGCGCAGCGCGCAGGCCGTGCGCTCGCGCCTAGTGTCGGCGTGCAAGCTGGGCGGCGAACTCGGCTGGATGGAGAGCAACCCGGCCGCCATGACGCGCGCCCGCAAGGTGACAACGAAGCGCGGCCGGCTGACGCTGGAAACGTTCCGCGCGATCTACGCGAAGGCTGGCGAGGTCGCAGAGTGGCTACCGCACGCAATGATGCTGGCGCTGGTGACCGGCGCAGACCGCGTGACGATCACGCGCATGACGCGGGACATGGTGGCCGATGGGCACCTGACGTACCGGCGCAGCAAGACGGGCGCCGCTGTGGCCGTGCCGCTGCGGCTGCGGCTGGATGCTGTGGGCGTGACGCTGGATGAGCTTGTGCGGCCGAAGACGGGCGTCGTGAGCCGGTATCTGGTGCACCACGTCAACCCGCACGGCAACGCGCCTGCGGGGAGCGCGGTGTTTCCGGATCGCGTGTCGAAGGCGTTCACGGCTGCGCGCAAGTTGGCTGGGTTGCCGGACGAGGGCGCGGGGACTTTTCACGAGCTGCGGTCGCTGTCGAAACGCTTGTATGACCAGCAGGGCGGAGTAGACACCAGAGCCCTCCTCGGTCACAAGACGCAGAAGATGGCCGACATGTATGCCGACCCGCGAGGCATAGAGGCGATCCGGGTGCGGGTGGCATGAGCGCAGATGTAACAGTGCAAATAGTGCTTGCGTGAGTGCTCACGATGCCCTAGAGTACATGCATCGCAACACGCAACCCGGAGCAAACAACATGAACGGCCAACAACTCACCACCGCCCAGCAACTGCAAGTGCGCCGCGCTGCGGCACGTCATCTGCGCGGCATTCCGGCCCGCCAGAACGCCGCCAGCATTGACCTGCTGGAAACGCAACTGCTGCTCGAAGAAATTGAGTCCCGCTCGACGCCGGAAGAGCGCGCCCGCTGGGAGCGCGAAGAGCACTCCCTTGGCTTGATTTGAAAGGAAGCGCTATGACCACCAACGAAACCGAGCGCGATGGCGCGTATGACCGGGCCTGCCGCGACCCGCGCGACAACTGCCCGGCAGAGGGCGCCGTGCTGAAGCGCGAATGGCGCCAAAAGACCGCGACGATTGCTATGCTGACCGCGATGATTGACCAGCAGGGCAAGGCCAACCGCGAGCACCACGACGCGCTGCTGGCGCTGTACGTGGCGCTGCGCGACAGCGCGCCCAAGCTCTCACCGGCTGCTGCGGAAGCCTTCGGCAAGGCGCGTGAGGTGCTGGCGCGTTACGGGGCCAAATGACCAAGACCAAAACCCTGCTGTTTTGCCCGTACACAAGCAGGCCGCGCCATCCAAACGATATTGCAAGTGACCCCGAGGGACTGCTAATCGTTGAAGACATTGCGGCGCCGACCTTGGCTGCAGCTAAGACCCCCGCCCAGCGCCAGGCCGAACGCAAGGCCCGCGAGCTTGCCGCAGGCCGTGTGCAGTGGAAGTGCTGGGTGCACCCCGACGACGTGGCATTGATGCGAGAGCACGCGGCCAAGCTGGCGCGTCGCAGGGAACGACAAGGAGTGAAGTGATGTGGCAACCGATTGAGACGGCGCCGCGAGACGGCACACAGGTGTTGCTTTACGCGCCCGGCAGGTTGACCTATGGAGCGTGGTCAGAGCCATCTACTACGCCGCGCATCAAGTACCAAGATGGATTCGCTCCTGAGCCCGAATGGGACGAGTTTGAGCCGTACTGGGCAAGCTGGGATGGCGGGTTTACCGAAAAGGCGCCGCCGACCCACTGGATGCCGCTACCGCCGCCCCCAAGCGGCAACACGGCGTGACCAAAATCGATACGCTGGCCGCGCTGTCATAGGTGCGCCGGAGACTGGCAGATAATGCCCATGCAAACGAAGAGCACCCTAACCCTAGGGATTGCGGCCATATAAATCAACAACTTGCGCACGTTTTCTCGACGGCGCCTGAGTACGAAGAATCAATAGGTTAGCGCACATGCGATACGCTGCGAATCAACGTCAAACACGTTGCAGCCATAGGACAAGCCCGATGGGTGATGTGCCCCACTTTGCCCGGCTTGTGGCTGTTGCAGCCGCCCAGCATGCCCCGGAGGGTGAGCTTCGATTTCCACGGCGCCCGTTTCGTGGGCCAGACGATCATCACCTTGTTGCCGTGTTCCTGCGGTCCCGCTCAAAGGCCGCGCGCCGGGCTTGTCAGTACAGCGCATCCGCTTTGCTCGTCGGCCGCCACGGACATGGGCGCGCTGCTTTGCCACTTCGCGGACGGTACGCGGAAACGAGAAAGCCGTCAGGCTCGCCGCTTCCGTGGTACCAGCACGTTCCCGGTTGGCCCGGGTGAAGCAGCAAGCCTGACGGCTCGCAGATTTTCTGCCAATGCTGGTACCAGTGGCAAGACTGGATTTTATCACAGCACCACGTTTGTGGGGTGGCAAGATTGCAATAGGCGTGATAGGAACGCCAGAGCAGGCGTCAGCGGTTGCCCTCGGCGCCCTTGACCTTTTCAAACGTGCGCAACGCACCGAGCCCTAGCATGCCCATCAGCACCGGCATCATCTGCGTCATATCCGCAGGCGCCAGCGTGATCGGGTAGCCGGCCAGCGTCGCCACCATCTGCGAAACCGGCAGGCCGATCCAGTTCCAGCCGAACGCCGCAGCGCAGGCCCAGCCGACAGCAGGGCGCCATCCGGCCACGAAAAGCGACGTATGCGCCGCCTCGGCCTTGTTGACCTCTAGCTGACCCTGCACCAGCGCGACGGCCGCCGCAAGCTGCTCGCGCTCCTGCTCGCTCTTGTCGGGCCAGATCTTGTTGATGACGGTGCCGGCAAGCTCCATGCCAGCGGATAGCGGGTTCAGGGGCACATTGCTCTCCTTGGTAGGCCACGGCTCGCCGCCAATGGCAAGCACCTTGCCGTGCTCGTCAAACTCAACGATGGTGTCGCGCCACACGGCGTCATTGCACGATGACCAGCTTCGCAATGGCGATGCCGACCAGCGCGACCGCAGCGAGGATGCCGCGTATCGCCCATGCCCGCGTTTCGACCACCGGCCCCATCTGCCGCTCAAGTTCGTGAACCCGGCCGCTGATGTCGAGCACGTCGCGGCGCAGCGACACGACTTCGCCGTCAGTGTGCTGCATCTTCATGTCGTGCTTCACAAGCACGGTCAGCGCGTCGCGCAGTTCGTTGACGCCATCGGCGACGCCTTCGACTTTCTCCTTGACGCTCTGCACCTGGCCCTTGATCTGGCCGACATCGCCGACCAGCGCGTCAATGCGCCGCGAGTCTGCGCCGGTCATGCCGGCCAGGACTTCGTGCTCGCGCGCCAGGTCGGCGACCGCGCGTTCAGCGTCGCGGCCTCGGATGATGCGGGGTTCGGTCACGATCACTCCGCAGGCCAGAAGGTGACGAAGTAATCTCGACTGCCGCCCGTTCTGTTCTCGACGTACAAGAACGTGCCGTCGAAATGCAGATTCGTCTGCCCGTCCGTGCCCGTCGTGCCCACCGGCACGCTCGCCAAGCCGCCGACGCCAGTCGATGCGCCGAAGCTGGTAAGCGTTGCGCTGCCGTTCGTGATGGCTCCAAAGTACCGCGACGCCAGCGAGTTCTGTGCGTGCAACAGGATCACGATGTTGGTGCCGGCAAACGCCGTGCGAATACGGCCCGCCGTGTCGTCGTTCAGAAGCACCGTGCGCGTGACCGGACTGCCAACCGCTGACACCACGCTGACGGCAGCGTTAACGCTGACGCTTGGCCCGTAGCGCCTGACAGCCGTAGACGTGTCTGGCGTGTCAAGCGAGTTGCCTTCGTCGCGGAAGTTCTGAAGCTGCAGGCTAGGCGCGCTGGTGCCGATCAACCCGATGGGCGCGCTGACAGAGTTGGGACGCACGCCGATGGTGTTGTTGCGCAGCGAAAGGTCAGCCAGCACCTCGGCCGTCGCAGCATCGACATAGACGAAGTAACGATTGATTTCGCGGACTTCGTTGCTTTCGATCAGTATCGAGCCGCGATCCCATGTGCTCTGAATGCTGACGAAGTATTGCGCCTGCTTGTTGAAGATGTTGCTTGCCTCGAACGAGTTCCGCTCTACGCCATCGGCCGCGCCGTCATATGGCGGACCCTCTTGGAACAGGCTCCGATACGTGTTGCCGCGAATCGTGACGTTGGCGCCGAAGGCAAGGTCAACGCACGACGTGGTAAACCTTCCGTAGAAGAAATTGCCGATGACCATCTCGTCACGCCCGCGCAGGTTAATGCCGCGCTCGGTGTTGGCGATGATGTTGTTGCGGTACAGCGTGCCGCGTCCAGTGCCGTGGCTACCCATGCCGAAGTTGCTGACGACACCCTCGGGCGTGTAGAGCGCCGCGTCTTCCTGCACGCCGCCGCCCATGATTTCGTTGCGCTCGATGATGGCGAAGCTGGTCGGCGTGCTGCCCGACACGTCGATGCCGCGACGACAGCCCCAGATTTGCGAGTCATAGACGCGGGGGAAGGTGCAGTTAGCGAACTGCACGCCGTAGCCCGTCGTCGTGTCGTTGGCGCGAGAGATGCGCAGGTTTCGCAGTTCGGGCCGGTAGCTGGTCGTGCAGATGACGCCAGCAGCCATGCCGCTATCGACTTGCAAGTTTTCGCCGATGAATCCGAGGGTCTGACTGATGCGGATGCCGAAGCTGTTTGAGTTCGCAGTCTGCGACCGCTGCACCCGAATGTTGCTCATCCGCACCTCGATAGGCTGCAGCGCGGTGACGGTGACAGCCTCCAGGCCATCGCCGAAGGAGTCGTCAAGCACGTCATAGCCGTCCATCAATGGCGCATCAAGCGTAAGCGTGTTGCCGGAGATTGAGCGGACAAGGTGCAGTTCGCCCTTGAACAGTTGCGGGAAGCGGTAAACGCTGGTCGCGTCCGGCGCCGTCTTCCAAGGCGTTGACATCGTGGCAACGCGGGTGCCGCTGTTGTACGACTGCACGACGCGCGCCTGGCCAGCGCCTGTGCCGCTGGTGATCGTTACCGCCATGCCGACAAAGCCGGTAAACGTGGTGCCGACCTTGAGCGTGATCGTGGACGCGCCGCCAGCCGTTGCCGTGCCAGTGGCGTCCGAGCTTGGCGTGATGCCGCTGGTTTCGCGCGGATCGTGATACCAAGCCTTCGTAGACTGCAGCGACACCAGCATGCCGGGCGTGATGTTTGTAACGCTGGCGACGGTGATCTTGTTGAAGCCGATAGGCGCGTTGACGGTCAGCGTCGTGGTCGCCGCGCTGGTCAGACCGCCGCCGATGTCGATGGCGTTGCTGCCGGTCGGCGAGGTGTAGAGCGCCGAGATGATTGCCGCATCGGCGCCGGTCGTGCCCACCGTGATACTGCCGTCGATCTGCAGTTCCGAGGCGATGGAATACGTGGCGGCGCTGGTCAGTAGCAGCGTCTTGCCGTAAGCCGCGTTGATGGCCTCTTGTAGCGTCGTGAAGTCATCGGCGTACACCACGCGCTGCAGCACCGTATTTACCGTGCGAGCGATCGCGCCAGTGCCGACCGGCATGTAGCCGATGAGGTTCGCGCCGCTCGACGGGTTTGCAGCCGTGGCGAGGTCGGTCTTGAAGCCGCTAAGCACATTCCAGTCGGCGCTGGTGGCAGCGTAAACCACCGTCTTGCCCTGGCTGTCGCGCACCATCAGCGAATAGTTGCTGTCGGCGTACACGTGCGCCGGAGTGCCTGCGCGCGAGGCATAGCCGTTGATCGTGCGCACCGGCTGCGCCGCAGGCTGGGTGCCGGCAGCGTCCCAATAGACCGTGATCGGCGCCGTCTCCGGGTTGCCACCGGCAACGCCGAAATACAGGTAGCCGCCTTGCAGCGGGTCGCCTGCGAGGTCGAAATACTGCGGAAATGGGGCGTCGGTGACGAGCATGGGCGGGCCTTGTGCTATGTTTCGGGCATGACGTACATCGAAGCCAAGCTGGCGTGGTTCTTCTTCATGGTCTTGCTGGCGTTCGTGTGGGGCATCTTTTGCGGCCTGACGGGGCGCGACCTCAAGGGCCGGAAGATCCAGTGACCGGCGCCGCTCGGTAGCCAAGCCCCGCGGCAACGTCTAGTGGCAGCCGGTTGAGAGCGCCCGGCGTCTGCAGCAATCTCGCCTGCACAAGCGGAGACAGCGCCGTTGCTCGCGCAGCAGGCCGGGCCACGACCGCGCCGAATGCCAGCGGGTTCTGTGTGATGGCCGACAGACCGGCACCAGCGAACCAGTCGAGCGGGCTCATCTGCGGCAGGCTGCCCATTACTTCGGGCGTCTGCGCCGCCTTCGGGAACGTGTCCGCAAAGCTGGCCGCAGTGCGCAACTCGCCTGTCAGCGGCTTGCCCTTCTGCAGTTCCTTGGCAAGCACGCGGGCATCGACGGTCCCAGATGCCGCGTTTAGCGCCTTCTCGACGGTGTAGGTCTTGGCAATCAGCTTGCGCGACTCGCGGAAGCCGTGCAAAAGTTGCTGCTGACCACTCGCTGCCAAATGCGCCTCTAGCGCATCTTCTAGCGCCGTTGATGCCGCCTTGGCTGCGCGTCCCAGGTCTTTTGACCCGCCTCTGAAAGCGTCATCTGCCGCCGACCGTAGCTCGCTGATCTTGGCAACCGCCGAAGCGGCGTCAAACGCGGGAGAGCGCAGCGAGTCAATCAGTTCAATGACCGGGCTAGGCTTGGCGCCCGGGAAACCCTGCGCAGCCTTCAAAGCCGGCGCCGCGATGCGGTCAAGCGCATTCGTATACGCCTGCCCCGGGATGACAGTGCCGGCGCTGCCGACCGCCTCATACGCCTGCCCTGCAGCCTGCCGCACTGACTGCAACACTTCGGGCGTGATCTGCGCGCCCGCTGGCAGCCCCAGCGCTTTGGATGCAAGCCGGTTTGTCACGGCCTGATTGCGCGCGCTGGCGTTTTGTGCCGTCGTGATTTTCCCGGCAGTGCCTTCAAGCACGCGATTTGTCAGAGACGCTTTTGCCTGCGTCGGAGGAATGACGTAGCCGGCTTCGCGCGCAGCTTTGATCGCTGCGGCTAGTTCGGGTGACTGCAGCGGGCCGCGCACGACGTTTCCGACCGCCTGGCCAGCTTTGCCAGCCACCGCCATAGCGCCCGGCAGCGCCGCACCGATGGCGGCGCCAGACCCCATGCTGGCAGGATCAACCAATCCGGCAGCGGTTGCGCCGGTCAGAGCGCCGCCAGCCGACCGTGCCGCAAGCCCGGCCGCGCCAGTTACACCGCCGGCCGACATCCCGGCAGTGCGCACAGCTTCAATGACGGGCGCCGCCACACCAGCGGCGCCAGGGATGCGGGCTGCTGCGTTTGCCAGCGCGCCGCCAACCCCGAGCGTGCCGGCAACTTCTGTTGCCAGCTTGCCGCCTTGGTAGGCTACGGAGGACGGGTCGGCGCCTGTCAGGCTCACAAGCCCTGCATCGATGTCGGCGCGGCGCTGTCGATTAGATTCCAGCGACAAGCCCTTGCCCGCCAGCGCGTCCGATGCAATGTCGAAGGGAGACAGCAGCGTTGCGCCGATGCTGCCAGCGCCGCGAACTGCTCCGGCAGCAAGGTTCACGGCCTGCTGTCCCGCGCGCTCAGAGAAGGATGGCAGGACAGCCTGAGTGTCGATGTCAAAGCCTTCTGGCAGCGCGGGCGCAGCGCCGTCAAGCACAAAGCCGGGCGGAAGTGCTGGCGTCGTCATTTCAGCGGCACCCATTTGCCATCACGAAGCACAAGGCGTTCGCCAGTCTTCGGGTTTGTTGCGGTTGGCTCTGCAACTGGCGCAGGTTTTTCAGGCTCGGCCGGCTCCTGCAATTTGCTGCTGATCTGCGACGCCAAGGCTTCAAACTTCATACCGGGCTGCACCGGAATTCCAGCAACCGTTGCGGGAGCTTTAGCTGCCGACATGCCGCCAAACTCAGACACCCATTCGGCTTTAGCCGACGAGACTTCGGCGTCTATGCGACTCATCTTTGCCATGCCGCGCAGGAATGAGGCAATGGCCTGCCCTGATGCGTTTTCGCTTGGCATGCCGCGCAAAGCCAGTTCAATGTCTCGGTCTGTTGCCGGCCCAGGAGGCAAAGACTTGATTGCCATGCTGTTGCGCAGGCGCACGTATTCGGCGCGCATCAGCGACATCTGATCTTGGCTGCCTGTAGCCCGTTTGAGCATTTCGGCGCCGGCCGAAAGAGCGCCCCAGCCGGCTCCGCTAGTCTCGAATCGAGTTGCCAGAGCGTCCATCCCGGATGCAGCTTGTGCGGCAATCGCAGATGCCGTGACGGCCTCATCAACGGTCTTCTTTGCGGCCGGGTCTAGCTTGGTTTTCTGCAGCGCGCTTAGCTTTTCTGCAATGTCGGCGCTTAGCTTTTGCTCATCAAGCACCAAGCGTTTAGCGCGGTTGTCGATTTGGTCGTTGATGTTTCTGATCTCTGCGCGAGAGCGCTGCACGTTCAGCCGAGCCAGTTCACCGGCAAACGCCGCTTCCGTTTGCTCTTTAGTCAACTTGGCCGCCGCCATCGCTGGCGCGTTTTCTGCCGTCACCTGCGCCGTCGTCGCATCGGCACCAGCCTTGGCAACAACGGCCGGCTGTAGCTCGGCTTTCCGCTTCTCGTCGAAGAGCTTCAGGATGCCTTCCGACACCTTGTCGCCGCCCGGAATGGCGTTCATGGCGACGACGGTCGAAGACAGCAGCGAGGTCGGGTCAGTCTCTGCCCACGTCGCGGAAGCCTCGGCCGCCGCCGCGCCTTTCTCGTCACCGCTGGCGCGCAAAGCCTCTGCGCGCGTGCGCAGTGCCTTGATGGCGACATCCGGCCGCCCTGACGCCAGCGCAGACGCGACCTCGGCGCCGTGCTGAAGTTGCCCGCGCTGCTCGTCGGCATTCATTGACTCAAACCCGACCTTGAGCTTTTCGGCAAGCTGCGGGTAACGCACCATCAGGCCGGGAATCTTGCGCGGGTCGCTGGATGCCTCGGCTAGCTCCGCCTGCATCCGCTGCTGCGCTTCCATCTGCTGCTGCTGCTGCATCCGCAGCGCGTCGGCCTGCTGCTGCGCCTGGCCCTGCTGCAAGCCCTGCAGGAACGTGTCGGCAGGGTTCGGGATGTTCCCGAGCGTGTAGTTGTACGGAGCCACCATCAGATGCCCCCCGTAAGGAAATTGCCTTGTATCGGGGTGCCGCCGAACTGGATTCCAGGCCCGCCGAGTGCCGATGGCGTGCCGAGCGTTGGCTGTCCCCCGATGTAGCGACCAAAGGCGCCCGTCAGGCTCCCCAGACTGCTATTGATGGCCGCACCCTGCGCCAGCGCGTTGCCAGCCTGCGCAGCGCCCATCTGCCCGTACAGGTTGCCGATGTTCGTGCCGGTCTGCATGCCGGCATTGCCGACGCCTGCAGCCGCGTTTGCGCCTATGCTGGTCAGCCCGCCCAGCCGCGCGAACTGCTGATCGATAAGCGCCGACAGCAGTTGCGGCCGAAACTGCGCCAATGCGCCCTGCGTGTTGCCACCGCGCAGCCCGCCCGTCGCGCTGGCGTTCTGGAGAATGCTGTTTTCGCCCTGCTGCATCAGCGCCGCGAACTGCGGTGAACGCTGAATGTTTGCAATAGCGCTGCGCTGCTGCGCTGCACCGTCAAGGCCGAGGATGTCTTCTTGCGCATCCAGTGCGCCAGTGCCGGCAGTGACGTAAGGCCGCAGCAGCTTCTGAAGCGCGGCGAACTGCCGCTCTTGCGCTGCGATGCCGGCGTTTGCGCTTGCAGTCTGCGCGTTCGATGCCCTGCTGGCAGAGCGAGACTGCACGAGGCCGCCGAGTAGCGAACCTCCGATGCTTGCCACCAATCCCCACATAACTCGCGCTCCCTTGTCGGGGTGTTGCGAGCTGCTGGCGGCTCAGTGACTCAGCGGCCGGGCAAATGGCCCGGCGAGTGCGCGCATTGTAGGGGCGCGCGGCCCGTGGTGCTACGTTACGTCTTTGACCACCGTCGTGCGCTCGCTGCCGGTCATGGTGGCAGTCACGCGGTCTTTGGTGTCGTTGAGGTCGCGGAACTTGACGATTGGATTCGGTCCGCTGGTGTCGATGTCGGTCTTGCCGGCCGCCACTGCGATCAGCAGCCGAAGCGCCTGCTTTAGCGAGTAGCCAGACTCAATCTGTGCTTCGAGCACGGCGCCGGTCACGTCGTCTTGCGATAGCTCGTTGACCTTGCCGACAGCGCCGAGCCGATACCGCTGCCGCATCTGTGCGAGTGGCGACGATGCCGACGCGGTATTGACGGCCGCCATCTTCCGGCCGCCCGTCAGCTTGGCCAGCGGCGACGATGCGACGGCAGTGCCTACAGCGTTCAACCGCTTGTCGGTCTTGAGCGTGGCTTCTGCGGTCGGGTCCACAGTGCCCACGGCGGACATCGCCGCAGGGCCATAGAAGTGCAGCGCAGCCCAAGACGCGAGCGGCATGTCAGTCTGCGGTGTAGGTTGCCAGCACGCCGAAGGTGACGGACAAACCGAACGTGCCGACCGTGTTTGACGTGACGTTTTGCACCGTGATGCCTTGACCCTCGCGCAGCACGATGGGCTTGGCTTTCGGGTTCTTCAGTTGCGGCAACAGGTCTTGACCTTCCGCCCGCGTCATCGGCGCCTGAGCGGTCGTGAGTTCCTCGCCTGACATCACCAGCCCAGACAGCCGGTTGCCGGCCGTCACCGTGCCGTTTGTGCGCACGGTCACCTGCGCCGGCAGTGCAGCCGCTGCGCTGTCGTGCAGTTCTGGCGTGATCGTCGTGCCGCCGCTTGATGCGCTGCACTTGAGCACGTCCCAGCGCAGCACTGCGCCGGTCACCGCCGCGACTTGCAGCAGGATGGCGCGCAGGTCGTATATCTCGACCACCACGCCAGACCCAGCCGCGTTGAACAGGGTCAGCATATGCTTCGACGCGGCCGGGGCCACGTCGTTTGCCCACGCCGTGTAGGTCGGCGCAAACTCAAGCGACACCACCTGCGCGAGCACGTTGTCAGCACCGACGACGCGCTCAAGCATCTTCAGCTTGTCGCCCGTGCTGTCGGGCGGGACTTGGGTGAACGTGGCCGACATCGATCAATCCTCCGCAAAGACCAGCGCGCCGGCCGGGAAAAGTGGCGTCGAGAGCGCCGAAACGATGATCGGCGTGGTCAGTGCCGTCTTCCGCAGAATCTGCGACGTGCCGGGCGCGCAGGTCGCAACGTGCGTAATCGTCTGCGTGCCGACAAACGACACATTGCACTCCGGGAAGGTGATCTGCGCCGCGTTCTTGTAGGCGTTGCCTGAAGCGTTTGCGCTGTACGGGCTCAAGCCATCGCAAATGGTCCAGCCGGCCACGTCACGCGACACCAGCACAAGCGCGTAGTCGTCATAAGTCGCTTCGTTCGTGCCGGGCGAGCCAGCCTCGCCGGGGTCCGCTGTGTAGAGGCGAACTTGCAGGTTCGCGCCGTAGCTGGGCATCGCCACAGCATTGGCCTCGAACTTCACGAAGTCGTTCT